GTTCCACATCGCCGCGTCCGCGCCGCCGCTGCTCATCGTCGTCCAGGTCAGGGCCGAGGCGTAGACCAGCCACTTGGCGTCGGACAGGGCCGTGGGCGCGAGCGCGCACCAGACGCTATGCATGTCCGTGCCGAGGTCGTCGTCGATGGTCACGTCGAGCACCGTGGCGTTGGTGCCGAGCAGAGTTTCAAGCGATTCCGAGGCGGGCGCGTCGACGTGGTGCGAGGCGTAGGGCGTGGCGTAGGCGCCTTGCGGCATGGCCGCCAGATTCAGCGTGAACGAGACGCGCTGCCAGAAGGCGTGCCACGATTCCAGCGCGTCGACCTTGAAGCCCGTCACGCCGCTTACCCAGTAGACGACCGGATTGGTGTTGCCGGGCTGATAGTGGGCGTAGGTGTTGCCCTGCCGCAGCTGCGCGACGAGGGCTTCCATGTAGGTCGTGAGCGTGTCGGAGGTCGTGCCTTGAACGATCAGTTCAATGTCGGCAGTCGCGCCGTCGCAAGCCCACTTGGTGAGCGAGTAGGTGCCGCTTTCGCCGAAGGTCAGGGGTCCGAGATAGTTACTCATCGTTTGCCCCCGCTCCTGCGCGTGCTGGCCGTGGCCGTGGCGAGCTTCTGAATGGCGCTGCTGGCGATACTGTCGGCGAGCGCCTGTGCCTGTGCCGGGGTCGTCGCCGTGACGTTGCCGATGTGCACGGGCACGCTGTAGTGATTGGTGACGGTGTTGGTGACGACGGGGGCGGCAGCGGCAGCCGCATACGCCGGTTGCGCCACATACGACGAGGAGAGTCCCGCTTGCTGCATGAGTTGGGCCATGCGCGCGGGTCTGGACAACGGCAAGATGACTTCTGGGCCAGCCTCGCCGACCTCGACGATGGTCGACTTGGTGAAGATGCCGCCCGCCGCTTCGGCGGGGATCTTCCTCGCACCCGTGCCCGCCAAGGCCGCCGCCGTGTCACGGGCGATGGCGTTGGCCTCGGCGACAATCCTTGTGTGCCAGGACAGAAGGCCGTTATAGAAGCCGCCGCCGAGCGAGGCCCCGGCATTGGTCGCCGCGGCCAGCTTCTCGCTGGTCATGTCGGCGAGGTCATTGACGATGGTCGCTATCTGCGAGGCGATCTCGGCAAGCAGCGTGAGAGACGTCTGCAGGGCCGTGAGCGAGGTCGCGTCTATGCCTTGGAGTGCGTAGGCCAGCCAGCCCACCATGAGCTTCAGCGCGGCTCCTAAATCCTTCGCCTTGTACGCCACCCAGCCCGCCCCCCAGATGGCGTCCTGGATGGCTTTCTCGGTCATCCCCATGAGGTTGTTGATCATCCCGGCGATATCGCCCACCAAGGTGGCAGAAGCAGACGATGCGGCAGCGAACTCAGGCGATATGACGACGTCCTTGAACGCCTCGCGCATGGCGGCGACGATGGCGAGGATGGAGGGCACGAGTTTCGGCATCGCTGCGACGACCCGCGCCGCGCCCGAGACCGCGTCGGATACGCCCTTCTCGGTCATCGCCATGAACGTCGTGATGATGTTCGCGAGGTCACCGGCGAGGGTTGCCGCAGCGGATGCCCCGGCGCTGACGGCTGCCGTCACCGTTGTGTCTCGCCAGTAATCAGAGAAACGTTGCACGATCCACATGACGGCTGTCGTCAGCGGCTCGATCTTCGCGTTCACGGCGGCGAGTCCGGCGAGTGCTTGGTCGACCGTCTTCGCGGTGACCTCGGAGAAAGTCGTGATAATACCCGCGAGGTCGCTGGCGAGCTGCGCTGCGGCGGATGCTCCCGCACTCACCTTCGCCTGCACCTCAAAGTCACCCCAGACGTCGGTGAAATGCTGCACGACCCACATGACGGCGGTAGTCAGGTCCACCATGCGCGTGTTCACCTGTTGCAGCCCGGCGAGGGCGTTGTCCACCGCCTGCCCAGTGACATCGCCGAAGGTACCGAGAATGTCGGCGATGGAAGAGGCCAACCCGAAGGCGGCGTCGGCGCTTCCTACCTGGCCCTCGCTGATAGACGTCTTGATGTTGGCGGCGAACGACTTGACGAGTCCGCCGATTGCCTTGGCGATGACCTTCACCTTGGCCTTGGCTGCCTGTATTCCGGCGAGCGCCTTGGCGACGGTCTCGGGGGTGATCTCGACGAAGGCCGCGAACATCTCCGCGACATTGCCCGCCATGCCCGCGACGGAGCCGAAGGCATCGGCCTTCCAGCCCTGACTCTTCGCGCCGACGCCGTTCTTGTCACCCTTGATTTCCTTGCCGACGTCAATCGACTTGAGTTCGCGCTGCATCGCCACGATGAGGGTCTTCAGCATGACGCCCACCTTGTGCGCCCACGTCTTCGCGAGCTTGGCGGTCGGCATCCCCTGCGCTTGCAGGTTGCCGACGGAGACCCCGATACTCAGTGCCGATTCGAGCACTGAGGAGATGTTCCCCGCCAGATCGGCGGCGGCGGCTATGGCCTCTGCCTGACCTTTCTTGATGCCGTGGGCGAGGCCGAGGGCGATGTCCTTGCCGACCCCCATCATCACGGTCGACGGACTTTTGATGCCGAAGAACCCGGTGACGGCGTTCTTGATACCGGAAGCGATGCGCCGAGCCTCGGCGAGAGCGGCAGAACCCGCGGACCTCATGCCGTTGACGAGACCGTTGAAGACGGCGGCGCCTGCGGCGATGAGCCAGCCGCCTGCCCCGGAGAAGAACCCCTTGATCTTGCCGGGCACGCTCTTGACGAAGCCGACGACCGCGCCCCACGCCGACTGCAGACCCTTCAGCAGGCCGCGCATGGCAGCCGTACCGGCGGCCAGCATGAGGCTAGCCAGCGCCTTGAGCGCGCCGGCGATCTCCTTCGGCATCTGGGCGACTCGCGAGACACTCGCCCTAGCCCCGGCCGTGATCGCCTTGGCCAGCAGGCTCATCGCCGATTTGCCGATATCGGCGAGCATTCCCGGCGTCGCCTTGAGGGCCGCGACCATGAGTTTCGCGAGGCCCTTCATGGCGGCGACAACGAGTCTGCCGCCCGCTTCGGTTGCCCTCGCCATGCCGTCCATTGCCACCTTGGCGAGGTTCTGGACGTGCGTCCAGGCGTCACCCCAGTCGCCCCGCAGCAGGGCGGCGATAGCGCCGATGACCTGCGAAAGCACGCGGAAGAAGGTCTTGGTCGCGGCCATGCCGATATCCCAAGCGGCCTTCAGGATGGGGCCGATGGACGACCAGTTGTCGCGGAACCAAGCGACTACCTGGGCAGCGCCGTTGTAGAGCGTCTGGAAGAATCCAGAGACAAGCGCCCACGTCTCACGCAAGGCGGGCAGCATGGACACCCACAAGTCCTTGAGCGGCGGGCCGAGTTCGCGGGCCACCCAGCGCGCACCCTCTGCGAGCTGGGCCCACAACTTCTGTGCGAGCGGGACGATGACCGACCACGCCCACTGCACGGCAGCGACGGCGCCGTTCCAGACCGTCGTCATGGCGTTGCGGAAGGTCTCAGAGTGCTTCCATGCGAGCACGAACGCCGCGCCGATGGCCGTGATGCCGAGGATGACCCAGCCGATAGGGCCGATGGCGGCGGCGATGCTGGCGGCGAGCGCACCGAATCCGCCGACCGAGAAGGCCGCGCCGAACGCGCCGAGGGTCGCGGTGACGGTGCCGATGATGCCGGTGAAGACGGAGAACAGCCCGATAAGCTTACCGACGATGAAGAGGACCGGACCTGCGGCTGCGGCTACGGCTGCCAGTCTGACGATCCATGTCTGCGTGTTCGGCGAGAGATTCGAGAAGGCGGTCGCCACCTTGCCAAGCTCCGCGGCCATCTTCGTGACGATGGGCAGGAGCACGTTGCCGAGGGTGACCGAGACCGAACTCATCACGGCGAGGAAGTGGTGCCACTTGGCGGCGGCGGTCTCGGCCTCAGCGGCGACTGCCTCACCGAACTTGCCACTGTTCCTGACGATCTGCTCCTGCTTCTTGACCAGCGTGTCATAGCCATCGACGAGCGCCATGATGGCGGTGCCGGTACGCGCCCCGCCGAAGGCTCCGGAGAGGAGCTTCGACTGGTCGATCTTCGAGAGTCCCTGCAGGTGGTCCTTGAGCAGGCCGACGGCTTCGACGATGCCGCCGCTGCGCAGGGCCTTCGCCATGTCCGAGGCGCCGATGCCGACACCCTTGAGGAGCTTCGCGGCCTGCGCGGTAGGAGCGCCCATCAGCGAGATGGCCATGCGCAGCCGCGTCGCCGACTGCGTCGCGGGCATTCCCTGAGAGGTGAACAGGGCGAGGGCCGCGCCCACGGAGGTGAGCGACACGCCGAAGGTCTTGGCAGAGACGAGGATGCCTGTGCCGAGCGCCTGGTTGAGGTCTTCCATGCGCAGGTTGCCAGCGCCGACAATTGAGTTGAGCGTGCCCATCGCCTGCTCAAATGACTGCGCGCCCTTGATGCCCGTGCGCCAGGCCCCGGCGATGGCGTTGGTCGTCTCTTCGAGCTTGGAGCCGCCCACGGACGCGCCCTCTTCGGCGAGCTTGAGGGCGTTCATCGCCTGCACGTTGCTCATGCCGACGGACTTGAGGTGGTACAGCGAGTCGGCGAGTTCCTTGGGGCCGTGCTGCGCGTGCGTGGCCAGCTCGAGCACGGACTTACTGAGCTTCGTCACATCCTTGGCAGACCCGCCGGCCTGCGTCTGGATGAGCTTCATGGACGTCTCGAAGTCGGCGGCCATCTTGATTGACACGGCACCGACCGCGACGATGGGCAGGGTGAGGTACTTGCTCATGCCCATGCCGACCCGCGACATGCGGCTGCCGAACGCGGCCATCTGCCCGGAGGCGCGGGAAAGTCCGGCGGTCAGGGCCGATGAGTCGGCCAGAATACGAACGATGACAGCGCCCGCTTCTATGCTAACCACCGCCTTCTATGCGCGCCTTCGCGCGTGCTAGCTGATTCATGTACTGGACCTTGGCCACCAGTTCGGCCATCGGCCCGTGCGGCTTCGCGTCCAGCTCGCGCTGCTTCTCCGACTTCATGGCCTCACGGGTCGCGACGAAGGACCGCATCTGCACGATGCGGGACAGCAGGCGCGGGTCTTCCTCGTCAAGCTGGCTCGGCAGGCAGCCGAACTCCTCGCAGTAGCGGCTTGCGAGCCAGCCGAAGGGGACGTCTACTCCGCCTGCGTCTCCGTCGAGGATGAGGTCGAGGGAGCAGTAATCGGCAAAGGGACTTCGGCACCCTTGCCGATTTCGTCGGACAGCCACATCATCGTGCTGATCTCGAGGTCGTCGACGTTCTCGGGGGTGACCGGCGCGTCGTAACTCCACGCCACTACGGCCTCGCGCAGCATGAGGTCGGCGAGCACGTAGTTCTCAGCGTCGGTGTCATCCTCGTTAGCGGCTTTGGCCTCGCGACCGAGCTTCTTCGCTTCCAGTCCGATAGCGTGCAGGCGGCTCGCGGACAGCGGACGTATCTCAATCCACTGCCCTTCCTCGCCGGGCACGTCGAGCTTGCGGGTGGTAAGACTACAGAGGCCCATCAGTTTTCAGTGATCGTGCCAGTGAGCTGCACGGTGGCCGAATAGGTGACGTAGCCGCCGACCTCGTCGCCACGCTTGTACGCCGTTATCCAGCACTCGCCCGAGGTGTACTTGGTGCCGCCGTAGGTGAGCTTGAAGGAGCGCGTCACGGCGTGCGTGACCTTGCCGATATTGAGGATGGCGTCGGGGCCGGTCGAAGCGGTGTCGTCGAAGAAGCCGCTGATCTCGATGGGGTCGTAGGTCTTGAACACGCCCTGCAGGAAGGCTGCAGAAGCGGTGCCGAACGGGGTGACGTCGATGAGGCCCTTGTTGACGTTGATGTCACCGATCTTGGTGACGTAGGCGGTGATATCGGTGAGCGCGCCACCGTCCGCCAGGTCAATCTCGACCTTGATGCTATTGCTGCCGTAGACGGCCAATTTGTGTCCTCTTTCCTGTGCGCAGGGATGGTGTGTCTTGGAGCGCCGTTACAGCGGCGGCTCAGCTTGTGTTATCAGTCGTAGCAGACGGCGACCGCGAAGCTCACGGTCTCGGAGGCGGCACCGCCGCCCGCCCACGTCCAGGTGACGCACGTGTAGCGGTTGATTGCGGCGTTGGCGAGCGCCTTCAGTTCGGAGGTGCCCGAGCCGGTCGGCGTGGTGGCGGGGACGATGGAGGTGAACGAGGTATGGTCGACGTAGGTGCCGCCGGTCGTCGCGCAGTCCTGCAGCTTGATGGCCAGCGAGGTGCGCGTATCCCACGATATATCGGTGACCACGAGGTAGACGCGCCCGCCCACTGTGCCGACCGCGCCCGTGCAGTCGAGATAGCTGGCCGAGGTCGTGCCGGTGACGCCGCGCGAGATGAGCGGCGCGACGAGGCGCGTGCCCTGGTCGACGATGCCGCTGATGGCGACCTCGAAGGATGCCTTGTGGTAGTCGCCGACCGTGCCGCTGCGCTTGAACGCGGTCTTGTACGTGCCCGCGTTCGGGGAGGCGGTGCTGGGGCCGTTGGCGATGACCTTGCAGCCCACGCCGGCGACCGGGGCGGTGTTGCCGAACGGGGCCACCATCAGCGTGTTGGCGCCTACCGCGAGGTCGACCATGGCGGCGTTGATGCTGTAGGTGGAGCTGTCGTACCAGCCCTCGTGCCCGGTCAGTTCATAGGTCTTGAACAGTCCCGGCAGGACGGTCGCCGAGGCGGTGCCGTAGGGCGTGGAGTCGATCATCGGCCGCGATATGCTGTCCTCAAACTTCGTCGAGATGTTCGTGAGGTCGTAGTGGCCGATGCAGAGGAAGCCGAAGTCGGCGGAGCTGTAGCGTGCCACGGTCACTCTCCTTTCTTCTGCGGAGGTGCCTTGGCTGCCGCCGCCTTGATTGCGCCGCTAGCGAGCGCGGCTTTCACCTGGTCTGCGTCGATCTCGATGACGTCACCGGCCTCGGCGACTTGCCACTCGCCGTGCGACCGATAGGAAAGACCCGTCAGGGCCTCATAGTGGTCACTCATCTGTGTCCTTTCCGGTCGCGCCGCAGGTGCAGCGCCAGTGGCCGCCCATGGCATAGGTACGTTGCATTGCGGGGTGTGCGCAGGCTTCGCTGCCGGGCGGCAGGACGAGCGCACCCGACTGGGCATTGCCGCCGAGCGCGGACAGCGCCGCCTGTGCGTGGTCGATGATGACCAAGAGGTGCGCCCGCAGTTCGTCGTCACGCGCCACTGTGACCTACGAAAGCGTCGATATTGCGGCGGCTGTAGTTGGAATCCGGGTCGCGCAGCGTGTACTCCGAATCGAGCGTCACCGGGTAGGGCAGGGCGAGCAGGGCAATGCGTAGCTGCGCGGCCACGTCCAGAGCCCCGGAGCCGGTCAATGCCCAGCAGGAGAACTGGAAGCGGGGCCGGGAGATGAGCACGGCCTGCGTACTGCCGAAGACCTGCGTGCGCGGCGTCGAGATGCGCTGGTAGACGACGCACGGCAGGACCGCGCCCTGCGGCATGGCATCGGGGTAGAGGCGGGCGACGATCAGGGCGCGCAGGCCTGCATGAGTAGTCAGGGCGGTGAATAATGTGGACTCGATGCTCATGCCATCACGGCCTCGACGGTCACGATGACCTCGTGCCCCAGAAGTTCCTCTATCTGGTCCTTGGACTCATCGAGGGCGGGGCGCATGTAGGGGTGCGCAGCCATCTTGTACGTGCCCATCTCCTGATAGATGGAGTACTCCATCGGCGAGACGACGTCGGCCTCGTCAGGGGAGGGATGGTCGGAGAAGATGTTTGCGCGCAGGGCTCCGGTATCGACGGGTGCCTTCTGCTTGGCGCGACGCAGGACCAGCAGCGCAGCCTTATCGAGTGCGCTGGGCACGACCGCCTGCACGGCTCCCGCGGCGGCGGCGAACTTGGCCGCCATGCGCTGCGCGCCGATGACCTGAAAGGAAATCATCTCACTTGAAACGAAATCATGTCGTCACCTGCCGCAAGTAGCAGACGATGCCCGTGGGCCCGGACAGCGGTGCGCCCATGACCTCGTAGACGATTGGCGTGACGACCGCGCCGTATCGCTTCGTGATCTTGACCACGTCCATGACCGATACCACGGCGTCATACGGCAGCCTCAGCTTGGCATCGGCGTAGACCACCGTGCCCTCTGCCGTGCGGAACTCG